CAGTTCGGTTTCGTCTACAGGATTACTAATATACAAACAGGTAAGCAATACATCGGTAGAAAATACTTCGTACAGAAAAGAAAACCCAAGGGTGGAAAGAGAAGAGTCACTTCTGAATCTGATTGGAAGAAGTATTATGGAAGTTCCCCAGAACTCAAGGCCGACATATCCACCTACGGAAAGGAGAACTTCTCCAGAGAGATCTTATCCTTACATTCTACCCTCGGAAGAACCAACTATGAGGAAACCAGACAACTATTCCTTCATAATGTCCTGACAGAAAAGTTGACAGATGATACCCCTGCCTATTATAATAGTAACATACTAGGTAGATACTACCGCAAAGATTATTTTAATGAAGATTTTTCTTGATACTGCTAACAGCAGTGAAATTATGCAAGGTCTGGAGACAGGTCTTATTGATGGGGTAACAACAAACCCAACTCTCATATTGAAAAATGGTGAAGATGTAGAGACAGTCTATGGTAACCTAATCAGTATGGGTGTACCAGATCTAAGTATGGAGATCGTGACTGATGATGTAGGAATATTTGTATCAGAAGGTCAAAGACTAAAAGAAAAGTATGGTGATGCAACTACAATTAAAGTTCCTTGTACACCTGCAGGATTAAAAGCATGTAAGATTTTAAATCAGTCAGGTATTAAAGTCAATGTAACTCTTATATTCTCTGCAGCACAGGCAATACTTGCAGCAAAGGCAGGAGCAACATACATCTCACCATTCGTAGGTAGAGTAGATGACAATTCATTTGATGGTATAGGTCTGATAAAACAAATCAGTGATATATTTACAGCACAGATGATCACAGGAACTGAGATACTAGCAGCATCTATTAGAGATGTACACAGTGTGTCTGATGCATTTGAGGTAGGTGCAGATATAGTTACCTTACCACCTGCGGTCTTTAAGAAGATGTACAATCATATACTTACAGAGAAAGGTCTAGCACTATTTGATCAGGACTATAAGAATACAGTAGGAGGTTAATGGCATATCTAGTCCATCCTCTACCACCTAGAAAGGTGTGGGTAAAGAAAGAGTATCTCTATGACTTAGAGAAGGGTCACGGAGAACTAACGCCAGGTTTATGGATATCTGTTAGGAGTATACAGGCAAAAGCATTATACTTTGAGACATTACTAACTGACTATGGTGCACTCTTTGATAAGTTACCACTTAGTGCATTCGTATGGAAGGAAGATTACGATCAAGATAATCAATTACCATTAGATGTATTAGAACTATGGGATTGTTTTGATTATAATATTACTGTAGTAGAGAAACCAATACTAGGTAGGTGTCAGTTCTTTGGTAAGGATAAAAGGATGCATGCAGGTGAGTATGAGTTTACTATTGATACTGCACACCCTGACTTCTCTGTATTAGATACAAACTTCTCAGAGCATGATCCAGAACACAAGACATTTAATATCATAGCACTAGACAATGGACAGTTTGCAGCACAACCAAACAACAGGTGTCAGTTCTTTGATAATAGTTTGATTGATAATGACAACCTCAAGCAACCAGACTTTAAAGTATGCACACAGAACTATGCAGTAGAGACATTGCCTAAGTGGTGGTCAGTTGGACACACAGATGAGTGGGCATACAAGACAGAAGAGGAAGAGAAGGACATAGGTATAAACTCGTAGGCATAAATTTTTGTAAAACCGAACCTCTTTTATAAGCATTTCCTGACTAAATAATGATAGAATTAAGGATAGGACTATGACCTAAACTTATTCGTTATGAAAGCAAACTTTAGTAAACTAATGTCACACAGCATATCATTCAATCAACTAGCAGAATGGACTCATCCCGATTCATCAAAAGATGATGAAAATATAGTCAATGACTATTTTGATTGTTTAATCGAGTGTGATGATCAGCAACACATCTGCAAAAGAGTGTGTAAAGAACTTTTAATTTAAAAAAAATGTAAGAAATTTAGACCCCTTGACTCTTTGAGTCTGGGGTCTTATAATGTAAAGATGATATCACATATAATAGACGACCTATTTGATAAAGATTTTATAAGTAATCTGGAATCAATTCTCACACATGAGATTCCAGTGACTGCTAACAATGTAGCAAACTCTCATAGATTATTTGGTACAAATATACTAGCAAGATCTAGTCTGAATAGAGTTGATTATTTACATGATAAAGCAGCAAAATTTTTTGATGCATTTGATGTCATAGAGGATCAATTTAACAATCCTATATACTTGAAAAGAATTGATGTCAATCTTCAATTTATTGGTATGAATGGTTCAACTCATACAGATGCTGTAGATGATGAACTAACTGTAATGCTCATGAACAATAGTGAGTGGAAACCTGAGTGGGGTGGTCAGTTTCAATTGATGGATTGGAAAGAGAATGTAATTGAACAGCATGACTATGTGCCAGGTAGACTTATTATCTTTCCTGGCAAACACCCACACAGAGGATTAGCACCCACAGTTCCTCATGTACCTAGGTATACCACAGTATACAGAATTATTCCAGAAGAAAAATCATGACTCCCTTCACATTTGATGACGAGATGCACCTGCTAGAGCATGGGTATGAATATACACCTGGCACTGGTTGGTCAGAAGAAAGAAAAGACAAATTGAATAGAGCAAAAACTTTATTCATTGAGTCGGTATTAGAACCGAATACCAAATTGCGTGGTTGTGCACACAATCAAGGTTGCTTTGATGAACTAATGGAAGTTAGGACACATGTTTTAAAATACTTGGGGTTTAAAGATGAAATTAAAACCTAAACCTAGTATACAACAGGCAGATAATTTCTTTCCAGATAACATAGCAATAGAGATGGCAGAGTTTGTACACAATGCCAAGTATCGTTATGGAGAGACAGACAATACGGAGCATCCTCCTACTGGATTAGTGTGTGACCTCTTTCACATAGATGAAAAGGAAGGTATACTTATAACTGACGAAACAAAATTAATTTATAATTATTTTATCAAATATATCCACGAAAAATATCCTAATTTTTGGAATGATTATGCTATCTATCGTCTATATGTAAATGTATTCGCACCTAAAGAGCAAGCATATTTTCATACAGACTCAGTAAATGATTCAGATCAATGGACATTTATATACTATCCAAAACATCCACATGATTATGATATAAATCAGGGTGGATGGACAGAGTTCTCCTTAGATGATAAAATTATAGGTGTCCCACCATACTATAATAGTTTGGTTAGATTTACCTCTAGTGTATTGCACAGGGCAACACCATTTCGAGATCATCATAGGTTCAGCATTGCAATTAAATGTATGAACAAGAAAGAATTGAACTCTAAATAGAGTTACTATGAATTTTTTCGATTCACTCAACGAATTTCTAGAAGACGATCCTTCAGAAGAAAAATCTGTAAATGATCTCTGGGAAGATATGGAGAAGTTAAATACTCTCTATGAAGAAATGATGTGGCCAGTAGATGCTCCTCTTAAAATGAGAGCAGACTTTGAAAACAATAGAATTATTATTGAACTTGATGAAGATTCCTAAGTTTTTTGATCAGAATGACTTCTTAATGAATGATGAATGGAAGGTAACTATCTTACCTTTATTTGGAAGTCATATAGTATTTGTAGATGACATTTATAAAAGACCAGAGAGGGTACATGAGTGGTTAAATGAAGCACCTATAGTCTCTTTAAAACCACCTACTAAAGATGGTATCAATGGTAAAGAGTTTATGGACGGTCAAAAGTATGGTGACTTTAGATTTGATCCAACCAGAACGATCTTGTTTAAACATATCTGTGACTTCTTTAAGATACCTGCTTCAACACCTCCTTATGGTACTAACCCTATCTCAGTTTTTAATCAGTTTAGATTGATAGATCCGTTTGATCATGAACCATATAACTGGTCACCTCATGTAGATAATAAATTGAATGTCTGCATCTATCTAAACCCAGATGAGAACTATACACCTGGTACAAGTTTCTATGATGCAACAGAACTAGGGTCAGAGATGCTACACAAAGATACTGAGCATGTCATACCTTGGAAAGATGAAAAATATTTTAAAGAAAAACTCTGTATCTTATCAAAATTTAATTCATTAGTTGCATTTCCTGGTCAATGGCCACATGGTCAAACCATTGTTGACAATAGGTGGCAGCACAAAACAAGGTTCACTGAGGTAACTTTTTTCTAATATTAATAAATATTACAGTTGTTAGGATACCTTGACATATACATAGAAATATTATACAATTATTAGACCTCCTACCTCTACCAATGATCAACTTAGATGCCAGATACCACGAGTCTCTTATAAGAGATGATAAAAATTTTAGATTTGATGGTGTTGACGAAAAGGTTAAAGCATATGGTTACACTGATAATGGTAAAGAAATAGATGGTTACTATGTGACCACAGAAAACTATACCTTCTACTTCTGCACGAAGGGAGTATTCAAACGCAAAGAATTGCTGAACAAAGAGTAATATGCTATAATGTAAGAGCTGTAAAAAATATATGAAAGCTCTTATTACTGGAATAACAGGACAAGATGGTTCCTATTTGGCAGAACTTCTGCTAGAGAAAGGATATGAAGTACATGGTATTGTCCGTAGATCTTCTATGATTAACACCCATAGAATAGATCATATATACTCTCGTATCCATCTTCACTACGGAGATCTAACTGACTCTGGTAACATAATTAGTTTGGTTCAAAAGATCAAACCAACAGAGGTTTATAACCTTGCTGCTATGAGTCATGTAAAGGTATCTTTTGAAATGCCTGAGTATACAGGTGAGGTAGATGCTCTAGGAACTCTTCGTCTGTTAGATGCAATTCGTTTACTAGATCATGAGTGCAGATACTATCAAGCATCTACATCAGAGTTATATGGATTGGTACAAGAAGTTCCTCAAACAGAGACAACTCCATTCTATCCTCGTAGTCCTTACGGTGTAGCAAAACTCTATGCTTACTGGATTACTAGAAACTATCGTGAGGCATATGGTATCCATGCTAGTAATGGTATACTATTCAATCACGAGTCCCAGAGAAGAGGTGAGACATTTGTAACTCGTAAGATTACAATGGGTCTATCTCGCATCTCAACAGGTATGCAACAAGAGTTAGTGTTGGGTAACCTAGATGCTAAGAGAGACTGGGGACATGCTAAGGACTATGTTCGTGGCATGTGGATGATTACACAACATGAAAAGGCAGATGACTTTGTACTAGCAACTGGTAAGATGTATAGTGTAAGAGAATTTGTAGAGTATGCTGCAGAGTATTTTGGTTTCAGCATACAATGGAGAGGAGAAGGCTTGAAAGAAACAGGATATTGTCCTACAATGGGAAGAGATATCATTCGAGTCAGTGAAAAGTATTACAGACCCACAGAAGTAGAACAACTTCTAGGTGATGCTACTAAGGCAAAAGAAGTCTTAGGTTGGGAACCAGAGTTATCTTTTAAAGATCTCGTTGAAGACATGTGTATTTACGGACAATGAAATTATTTCACAAAATAACCAAGTGTAGAGTCTGTGGCAACGAACATTATGATGTTGTCCTAGACCTCGGTGATCAATATTTGTCAGGAGTATTTCCTAAAGAGATTGATCCTGAGATGTACAAAGGTCCTTTGACTCTTGTTAAGTGTGACGAATCTAAAGGTGGTTGTGGTCATGTACAACTAGAACATACCTTTGATCTTCCTACAATGTACGGAGAAGAGTATGGTTATCGTTCTGGACTGAATGGTAGCATGGTCAAACACCTTAAAGGAAAAGCAGAAAAGATTATAAAGGATATCAAACTAGACTCAGGTGACATTGTATGTGACATCGCAGGAAACGATGGAACATTCTTAGGATTCTTTCCACAAGATTGTCAACTAATAAGTATTGATCCTACATCAAAAAAATTCAAAGATTATTTCCCAGAAAATGTACATTACATCGCAGACTTCTTCTCATCAAAAGTATTTAATGAAAGATTTGGAAAACAAAAAGCAAAAGTTATTACTTCCTTCTCGATGTTCTACGACCTCGAAGATCCATGTGAGTTTGCTAGAGAAGTAAGAGAGTGTCTTGACAGTGAGGGCATCTGGGTATTAGAACAGAGTTATATGCCAGAGATGTTAAGGGTTAACTCCTTTGATACTGTATGTCATGAGCATCTATCATACTATGGTATGAGACAACTCAAATACATCATGGATAAGGCAGGATTTAAGATTGTTGATTTTGAATTTAATGATGTAAATGGTGGTAGTATATCTGTTGTAGTTGCAAAGAGTAATAGTAAGAGAAAAGAATGCACTACAAAACTAACTGCACTTATTGCTAGTGAGTTAGATCAAAAATTAGATACTAATGAACCTTGGACAGACTTTGCTATTAGATTAGTACAGAACAGAGAACAGTTCTGGAAGATGCTAAACTTCTACAAAGAAAACAAAGCAACAGTATGTGCTCTAGGAGCTAGTACAAAGGGTAATGTAACCCTACAGACATGGGAGGTAACTCCAAATGATATAACAGTCATAGGAGATGTAAACCCAGACAAAGATGGTTCTTATACGCCAGGTACTTGGATTCCTATTGCTACAGAAGATAAGGTAATGGAACAAGAGTATGATTTATACATCGTTTTACCTTGGCATTTTAAGGAGTTCTTTGTGAAGCATCCTAAGTTCAAAGGTAAGAGGTTACTATTTCCGTTACCTCAACCAGAAGTTGTTATACCATGAGGATTAGAACAATGCAAAAAGACTCCAAGATTTTTGTTGCAGGACATAAGGGGTTAGTTGGTTCTGCAATTGTTCGTAGATTAAAAGAAGAGGGTTACACAAATGTTATCACTAAAGATAGAAGTGAGTGTGACCTAACAAAATCAGATGATGTTAGAAAATTATTTGAAGATAACAGAATAGATTTTGTTTTTGATGCTGCTGCCAGAGTAGGTGGTATTCATGCTAATGATACTTACTCAGCAGAGTTCATCTATCAGAACACAATGATTCAAACTAACCTGATTCATTGGGCATACAAATACTTTGTCAAGAAGTTTGTCTTCCTTGGTAGTGTTTGCATCTATCCTAAGTATGCTGAGACTCCTGTTAAAGAAGAGTCTATACTAACAGGTGAACTAGAACCTACTAATGAAGCATATGCTATTGCTAAGATACATGGCATAGAGATGCTAAAGATGTATAACAAACAGTATGGATTTAAAGGTGTGTCATTGATGCCATGTAATCTGTACGGTCCTAATGATAACTTTCATCCTGAGAATGGTCATGTCATTCCTGCATTGATGACTAAATTTAATAATGCTACAACAGATTCTGTAACCTGTTGGGGTGATGGAACTCCTACCAGAGAGTTTATGTATGTTGATGACCTTGCTGATGCCTGTCTGTTTGCTGTAGAGAACTACAGTAATGCAGAACTTATAAATGTAGGGTCAGGACAAGACATATCTATATTTCATCTAGCACATAAGATTGCTGCTCTTACTGGTTATCAAGGTAAGATAGAATGGGATACTAGTCGTCCTAATGGTACACCAAAAAGACCATTAGATTATAGTAAGATTACAGAGAAAGGTTGGAAACCAAAGTATGATATTGATAAAGGTTTACAGGAGGCATATCTATGGTTCCAACAGGCAACACACTTGCAAACTAGATGATTGGTATAAACGCAGTAGGTAAAAAAGGTGAGCGTCTAGCAAACCAAATGTTTCAGTATGCTGCTGTAAAAGGTATAGCAAAAAACAGAGGGTATTCTTATGTTGTACCACCATCAAAGTTTACAAGTAATGCAGATCAATGGCAAGAGCATCAACTGTTTATGCCATTTAGGTTAGAGACATTTAATCCTCTACAAATACAATGGTTAGATTTAAAAAGACCAGAGTTAAGAGAGAGACATTTTCATTTTGATGAGGACTTGTTTAACAATTGCCCAGACTGGGTATCACTACATGGATTCTATCAAAGTGAGAAGTATTTTTTAAATGTTAGAGATGAATTATTAAAAGATTTTTCATTCATAGATGACATAGAAAATCCCTGCACAGAAATGATGGAGGGTCTAAATAAACCTATCGCTTTACATGTAAGACGAACTGACTATGCTCAGTATGGGCATCATCCTATTGTTGGTTTAGATTACTATGAGAAAGCACTGTCCTACTTTGATAAGGACAGAGAAGTGGTTGTTCTATCAGATGATCCTACATGGTGTATGGAACAATCCCTATTTGCAGATGATAGGTTTATGATTTCTGAGTCAAGAAATCAATACATTGATCTATGTTTAATGACTAAGTGTTCTGATTTTATCATAGCAAATAGTTCTTTTAGTTGGTGGGGAGCATGGCTTTCAACATCGTCAGAAAAACAAGTAATAGCACCAATGAAGTGGTTCGGTCCTCCATTGGATGCACAACACAATACCAAAGATCTTTATTGCGAAGGTTGGATGAAACTATGACAAATGTGGCAGTAATATTCATAGGTACTAATAAGTATCTTGACTTTCTTCCAAAGTATTATGACAGTTGCGAAGAGCATTTTATGCCTGATGCAAACAAACAATACTTCGTATTTACAGATGGTAATTTAGAGGGTAACATACCCGACAACATTTCATTTTACAATATAGAACACAAACCATGGCCAGCAATAACTCTGGAAAGGTTTCACACTATACTTGAGGCCGAAAAAGAATTAAAAAAATATGACTGGATGGTATTCTTAGATGCCGACATGATGGTACGCAAGAAAATATTTTCTTATGAGATATTAAATCCTGAGAAAGAATACCTTGCTGTACATCATCCATGTCATTACGGTGATTACACAGGCACATTTGAAACTAATCCTAAGTCAGAAGCATATGTAAAAGAACCGACACCTAAAAATTATTATCAAGGGTGTCTCTGGGGAGGACAGATTAAGAATGTCATACCTATGATGAAGACATTGAAAGAAAGAGTTGACAAGGATTATGAGAATGATATAATAGCAGTGTGGCATGATGAAAGTCAGATCAATAAGTTCTTTTTAGAGAATGAAGATAAGGTCAATGCATTGCCTCCTGACTATGCATATCCAGAGTGTTTCCCGCATTATACATATGATAGAAAGATTATTCATCTTGCAAAAGATAATTCTACATTACAAACATGAGTGACCCGAATGCTTGGCAATTGCCTACCTTTTATACAGCAGATAAAAAGGAACAACTTCGTTATCAATTTAAGAATGTTGACTTAGTAAACCACCAAAACTTTTCACAGTGTTATCAGGATATGTTTGTCCTGTCTATGCTAGATGGTAAACCATATGGAACATTCTGTGAGATAGGTGCAGGACATCCTGTTATATCTAACAACACTGCTTTACTAGAGTCTAGGTTTGCATGGAATGGTATTGGATTTGAGATCAAAGAACATGAGGCAGATCTTTACAACGAACATCGTAAAGCACCCATAGCTCTAGGAGATGCAACCACTGCTGACTTTGATGCATTATTTGAAGAGGTAAAATTAGGACCTACCTTTGACTATCTACAGGTAGATTGTGAACCTGCTAGAGTAACTTTCGACTCAATGCTAAAGATTAACTTAGACAAGTTTAAGTTTGCTGTAATAACATTTGAACATGACAAATATAATGATGGTG